TACCCATATTAAATTACCGACCGTTGAATTTATGGCTTCGTCCTCGCTAGGTATCCTGTTTTCTAGGACGGCTAGGTCTTCTATAAAATTAGTTTCTCTAGTAGCATCGGCTAAAGAGTATATAATTTTCGCATCATCCGTCTGAGAAAAAACCGATGGGATGTTTGGTTTAACTGGTTTGATAACTGAATCCGATAAAGTAACCGTCAAACCGATGTCCAATGTACCAACGCCCTCTGTATATGGATCCGATGGATCGTAGGTCGTTGGGTCGTCAACACTTGTACCCGTTCTTGGATCGGTTAATATTATAAATTCCTGACCTTCTTCGAATTCTTGTTTAGCGTCTATTAAAGCCTTACCTTCTGTAGCTTCGAAACACTGCTCTCCTAATTTCCAAGGAGCTGCTCCTGTAACTTCTAACTCTACCTCTCCCGAAGTATTACTAAGAACTTTAACTACTCTTGGGAAAACGACTCTAGTGTTTTCATTTTCTGATGATAGTTTGTTTGAGGGTGGTATTACTCCCACTTCATCTCCGTCCTGGTAAGAAGTATTTTTAGGCTCCGTGTCTTTAACTATTTTAGGTAAGAGATCCCAATTATCAGCTTCATCGGGCGAGTTTTGTCCGGTCACTGGGTGCCGGCTCCACGGCACTGCTTCGTAGCCCAAACTAGGTGTCCCTAACTGCCCCAATACGCTGTTACTGTTTTTTAAAACTACATACTTTCTAGTAAGTTTTTTTAACTGACCTGACTCACTCGTTTGCTGCCCGTACCAAGTATTCCTAAGTTGTGCGTATTGCCTAACTAGGGTTGCGGAATCTACTGTAGCTCCCGGCGTAACTTGTTGGTTGATCAAATAGTGGTCACTAAATTCTTCATCAGGTTCTCCGAATTCTCTAAATAAAGCGACACCGTCTTGTGTTCCTTCTATGCCTACTTTGCTGGCTTTCGGGCCTTCTACGGCATATTTTCTTGAAACAATCTGAAAACCTAATGCGGAGTCTTCCTCAATTTTAGGTCTACCTAATTGTCGGATCCTTAGGTCATTAGCCATTTTACCAACCTCCCCGTCTTACGATTCGTATAGTCCTTTGTTTTTGAGGTGAAGAGAAGTGTTTAAGTTTTCTCCGTGCCTCTTTAGCGGACATTACTATTAACTCTTTATTAGAGCCATTGTATCTAGGATCGGTAAGAAGTTTGTACTGAGCAATAGGTAAAAGAATGTCCCAAATCGCGTCACCTGGGAGCCTTGGTGTGTCTTGCTCATTTAACAATTTAGGCATTATATTTGAGACCAAGTCTACCGAGTATTCTTTATCTGGGACGGGGTATAAAACTAAACGCGGTCTTACGATAAAGTTATCAGAACCTTCATTAGTCTGATCTATATAATACCAAATGGGTCTGTCTTTTTCGGGTTCATCCATATCAATAGATGGAAAAGATCCTTGGTAACCACCTATAGGTCTGAAATCACCTGAGTAGTGAGACCTTGCCGTAACCTCATCATTCCGAGCATTCATTGGTGACAACGGGCCGTGTCCGACTAGTACTGGTACTTTTTCGATGTCTATAACATCGGTATCTAAGTTGGCTGACTGTTGGTCTTCGAGGAATCTGATATTCATTTTCCTACTAGCCCAACGCGGTCGGTGGCCGTCTATTGGTGCGTAACATTCGCGGTACGCCTGATTTGCCACAATTTTAATTCTTTGCTGATCTATTTTAGGAAGATCTTCCCATTGATCTGCCCCAAGCATACTAGCTATTTGATCAAGAATATCTAGAAAAAGAATAAGATTTTCCTGAGTAAGTCCCGTAGGCGCTTCCGCTTGGGTCGGCGATATTAAAGGGCCTACATTACTTAGAGCATTAGATAATAGATAAGGAGAAACTACTGTATCCGCGAGTACGACTTTCTCACTAGGAGAGGGGGTTGCTTTAGCGTCTATAGGCGGGTTTTTTGGCGGAACGGTTGTCCTTAAAGTACCTACCGGCGCTTGAGGTGTAACTGTCGGAGCAAGACCTGTGGGAGCATTGTTGGCTGTTAGCTTTGGCGGCATCCTATAAACCTAACTAGTTTAATCCTCTACAACCACCGCTTGTAAATCAGGAACACGATCCATTTTTTCAACTTTTGCTTTTTTCTTTTTAGGAGCAGTTATTTCTTTTTCAAAATGATGGTCGGTTTCTGGCTCTTTTTTTGGCTCTTTTTTCTCTTCCATGAGAGCGGAGAAAAACATTCTCTTATATAATCTACCTTGTGTTCTAAAAATATCATCCGCTTCTCTTTGAGTTTTAGGCTCATAAGTATAATGCCTACCTTCTTTGTCCCATCTAAAGTCGTATTGCAAGCGGCTCATACCTTTAACTCGTATTACGGGAGTAGTTCCCATTTGATCTCGTTTTCCGATAATTATAATTTTCATAGTTTTATATAAAAAACCTCTCCCCCGCTACGCAGAGGAGAGGCTGTGGTTAGGATTGTAAGAATATGGTGGATATTCTCAAAAGCTTAGAAGCTAAATCCGGGGATTTGACGAACCGCTTCGACAAGCTGAACACCTGGGATTCTTCCGTTGGTGTCTTGATAAGCGGCCATTCCGTAAACGGACTGGATACCTACGGCTGACAAGTGAGCTTCGTTTCCGCTATTTGCGAAATCGTCATAGTGGAAGATCTGCTCGTTAGATACTGCACCTTTGGCGTAGTATAATGCAGTTTTACCCATTGCCAATGCATATCCGATTGGAGTTCCGATAGCGTTGCACTGGTAGATCATCGTTCCGGCTGGAAGCGAAGTAGCTGCGCTTGCTAAGTTAACTTGGTTTTTACCACTTCCAGCAGCGGGGATACTACCTACACTGTTCACACGAACAACAGTAGTAAGTGTACCACCAGTGTTAGCGGCATAAGAAGCCATTCCGTAATCACCATTAGGTTTAACTGCGAGGATGAAATATGTCGCGCCACTTCCAACTGCATAATTTGCGCCACCTCCGCCCGGGATCCTTGCATCAAACTTTAAAAAGTTTGCAAAGGAGTCGCTCCCGAGGTCAAATGTTCCATTGGTACCAGATACAGTTTGAGTAGCGGGGACGATAGCGGTAGGAAGCAAAGGAGAACCTTGGCGTCCGTCAGCTGTGTCGATCAATACATTATGGTTGGCAATAATATTACCGTCCCACATTGCATAATTACCACTGTACAACTTGTTAGAACTACTACGCTCGTCAGCAGAAAGAATTGCTTCGAGGTAATCGGGATCTGAACGAAGAGGGCGTAAGCAAGCGTCAGGTGCGAAGAACAAATAACCGGGAATTTCGGTTTTGTCATCACCACCAACATTCATTGGTTCACCACCTTGGGCGATCAATGCTTGTTTAGCTTCTTGAATAATGTCAGTACTAAGACCTTCTGTATATGCAAGGTTTGCCGCTGCACCATATCCGGAGATAAGGTTTGAAGTAGTGGCGGCCAAGCAAGTGTCACGAAGAACCATTTGAATATGATCTTGTTCAGTGCGGCCTGCCCACTCGGACATAACTTCAGCTGAAAGCTGGTCAATAGTTTTACCTGTGAAGCGCATAAGTTTTACAACTTGCGTCCATGCAACGGCGTGACGAATAAGATCTACTTCGACACTAAATGTCCCGAATTTGAGCTTACCAGTTGAGTTCTTGAGAATTTCTTCCCCACGAACACCTTGTCCACGAATTGGAGCGACTGTGGTAAAAGTTACCTTGTCGGATCCGCCTGCGGATAGATCACGTTTTTCCACTACTGGAGAACCAGATCCTTCGGATCCGATAAATTTTGAGAATACATTTTTCTCACGAGCATCACGAGTTACAAGCTCGGACCAGAGTCTGGTGCGCAAGTTTGAATCCGCGAGGATATCCCCTGAGTAATCGGTATGTACAGTTAATAAATCCGTCGAGGCTTTTCCGGCACTCGCCTGATTTGCGATAGAGGGTACTGAACCCCCTGTTGTTGCTTTAGCTGGCATAATATTTAATAATTAGATTTGTTAGATTATTTAACGGAGAAACGATCTTCCATCGGGTGTGCCTAACATTTGATAAAGTTGTTCGTTAGTCATATCCCCCATGTTGTTTGCGATTGATTCTGCCGTTTGTGGTTGTTGTACGGGTTGTGCAGCTTGCCCTGTTGTCAAAACTTTTGCCTGGCTTCCGAGTGGTTGAACTTGTTTTTGTTGAATTGGTTCAGGTGCCGCTGGCGCTGGTCTATTTACCCCTTTTCTAGCTGCGAAATCATGTGCCATGAGTTCAGGCCAGTTGGGTGAGCTAAAGACTGCTGCGTAATCAGAGTGGTCTTGAGCTTGTTGTACGAAATGGTCGAATTCTTTCCTATAAATTGTGGATTTATCCGACAATTCAGGGTAAGATACGTACGCTCTATCTCTGCTCTCCACCGCTTTGTTGCGGTGGGTGTTGTATTGTGCTTCCTGGATTTTTTCCGATTCTCTATCTTTTCGGTCACTAAGACTTTGAAGTTGGAGCTCCCTCTTCATAATCTCTCTTTGTAAATTGAGAGCTTGAAGGGTATCCAAATCTTCGGCCGCTTCTTTGACCTTAATTTCGAGATCCTGAATTTCACCATTTAGCCTACCCGCTTCCGACGTAAAAGGGTCTGGGCTTGTAGCCTCAGGTTGTACTGGTTGCGGTTGTGGTTGATTCGGTTGAGAAACCTGACCGTAAATGACTGAGGACGCGTCTGCGAATGTACCGCTAAATCCCTCAGATCTATACAGATCGATGACTTGTTGGTCTAATTCGTTCTTCGGCCTAATTCTTCTTTTAGCCAATTTCTCTTCTTCAGTTTCACCAAAAACTTGTTCTTCCGGTTCATCTAAAGAAACCTCCTCCGTAGTATCTTCGGGCTCCGGTTCTGTCTGGGATTGCTCCTCAAATTGAGCCGGCGCTTCTTCTACCGCTTCGGGTTGCGTTAACATTGCCTGGCGAAGGTCGTCTGTAGACACATCCGCAAGATTTAATTCGGTTTGCTGGGGGGAATCAACCACCCCGGTTTGTTCTTCCATTCCCGTACAATACTATTGTTATACGGACCTGAAAACCGGTTGTATTACCTGTTGTAAATATTTAACTTGCCGGGCTTTGACGGCTTTTTCTTAGACTTACTTAATTTACACTCACCTTCTTTTTTACAATCTTTTGGGTAAGGGCACCTTGCGCAAGTTTTAAAATCTTCTTTTTTATTTTTCTTCATTTTTATAATATCTGTAAAGTTTCCATAGC